TTTCCATCATCTAAGACATGCTCACAGTGTGGTCAGATTAAGAATGATTTGAAATTATCTGATATGCTAGAAAATTCTAACGATTTAGATTTGTCAGACGATTTAAAAACTGATTTTAAAGTGGAAATATCTTGCGAAAATGAGATGGTTCAGGAAAGAGTATATTCAGAAATGATCGAAAAAGGTTATCAATGCAAACTTTTGACATTGTGAAAAAAAGTGCTCCAAAAAAGTCTTTTCGAGTTAAGTCTATTATTGACCGTTTTGATTTACAAAGCGACACGATAAAAGAAAAATTCACAGGTCAAATTGATGTTGGTGAAGATTGGCAGATTGGACTTATTGTTGGAGCATCAGGAACAGGAAAAACCACCATTGCAAAACATATTTTTGATGATGATTATTATGAACCGAAAACGCATGATTCTGATGCTGTAATAAATGATATTGGTTCAGATAAAACGATTGAGCAGGTCACGTCAACTTTAAACGCAGTAGGATTTAGCTCACCGCCTTCATGGTTGAAGCCATATAATGTTTTATCTAATGGTGAGAAAATGCGTGTAGATTTAGCAGACGCGCTTCTTTCTGATTGTGATCTAATCGTGTTTGACGAATTTACAAGCGTAGTTGATAGACAAGTTGCGAGAGTGGGATCATTTGCTATTCAAAAGGCTGTTCGTAGAACTAATAAAAAATTCATAGCAGTAGGATGTCATTTTGATGTTGAAAAATGGTTGATGCCTGACTGGGTTTTTTCTACGGATACAATGAGCGTGATTTATAAAAAACGGAGGTATCTTTGTCGACCGAAATTCGAGTTCAGAATTTACGAATCCAAAGAAAAATCAAAACATTGGAAAATGTTTAGTAGATATCACTATTTGAGTCATTCGCACAATAACGCGGCAACGGTTTATGTATCAACCATAAATGAAGAAATTTTTGGTTTTTGTTCTGTTTTGCATTTTCCACATCCTAAAGTTAAAGATATCAAAAGAATACATCGTATTGTGATTTTGCCGGATTATCAGGGATGCGGTCTAGGTTCTATCATATTGAAAAACGTTTGCGACTTATACAAGAGAAACAGAATAAGATTAGTTACAAGCCAACCAGCTTTGATTTATGCATTGAAAAATAACAAGAATTGGATATTAAAATCAAAAGGAAGAAAAATAAATCATCAAGGCGATTTAGCGAAAGGATCAGGATCGCAAAACAGATTAACAACATCATGGGAATATAAACATGGCTAAAAACTACTCAAAGATAAAGGTGCTGGAAGCTGTTGAAAACTCTGCGGGGGTGATGGAGTATGTTGCAGTAAAGTTGGGTTGCACATGGCTGACAGCAAAGCGTTATGTTGATAAATGGGATGAAACGCGGGAAGCGTTTGACAATGCAGAGTGTAAGCTTCATGCATTAGCATATCAGAATTTTCACAAGGCTGTTCGAAATGGCGAACGGTGGGCAATCGAACGGGTACTTGATACAAAAGCGCGGCGGAATGGGCACGGTATTGTGGATCATAAAAAAATCGATTTGAATGCATCCGGTGAAGTAGATAACAAGATTGAATTTGTGTTTCACGAATCAGAGGAAGAAAAGGCAGAGAAAGAAAAAGAGCAGGAAGAAAAGCCGAAAGAAAATGAAAGTTGATTTCCCGAAATGGGCAACCTGCCTTTTTGAGCCTTCCAGATTCAAAGCAATCTACGGGGGGCGCGGTTCGTCGAAATCGTGGAGTATGGCAACAGCGTTGGTGTCAAAAGCGCGGCGGAATCAAGAGCTGATATTATGTGCCCGTGAAATTCAGCTTTCAATCAAGGATAGCTCAAAGCGCGTAATCGAAAATGCCATTGAAAGATTAGGCTGGCAGGATCTTTTCGAGATTCAGCGCGACGTGATTCGATCACGGGAAACTGGAAGCGAATTCATATTTTCAGGATTAAAGGACGGCGCGGACAAACTCAAATCATATGAAGGGATTACAATCGCTTGGGTTGAGGAAGCAAACACGGTTTCTCAAAAGTCAATCGATACCCTACACCCGACAATCCGCCGCCCTAATTCCGAAATATGGTACACGTTCAATCCGGCGTTGCCAACAGATCCGGTTTATCAGATGTTTGTGGAAGGTGAGGTCCCGCCAAATAGCATCGTTCGCAAAGTGAATTATTGCAACAACCCGTGGTTTCCTGATGTGTTGCGGGAACAGATGGAATATGACCGCAAAAACGATCCTGACAAGCATAGGCACGTTTGGGAAGGTTTCCCCGTGTTGCATTCGGAAGCGCAAATATTCTATGGCAGATGGAAGGTTGCGCCCGTGCCGGATCCGCCAAAAGATGTATGCTTTTACCACGGCGCGGATTGGGGTTTTGCAAATGATCCTTCCGTGCTGGTTCGATGTTGGATCGATGCAAAAGAAAATCGTTTGTATGTAGATCGTGCGGTTTATGGGTATCATGTTGATGTCATAGACACGCCCGCATTGTTTAATCGCGTTGAAGGGGCAGGTGCATGGACTATCATTGCAGACTCAGCAAGACCGGAATCTATAAGTCATATGCAAAGGCACGGTTTCCCGAAGATGTTAGCAAGCCGAAAGGGTAAGAATAGCATTGAGGATGGTATTGGATATATTAGGAACTTTGAAACGGTGATTGCCCCTGAATTGAAAGAACTGATTGACGAGTTCAACCTATACAGCTACAAAGTTGATGAACGGACGGGGATGATTACACCGCGAATAGTTGACAAATACAATCACGGCATTGACGCATTGCGGTATGCGTTAGAACCAGCGATGCGGAAAGCGAAAACGCCAAAATTGCGCGTTTCACGATAGGAGCAAATATTATGAGTAACCAGAAGCCATTTTGTGTTGTGACGGGAAAGGGCAGTATTGTTAAGGGGTCAACTCTGGATGAATATGCAATCAAGATGGCAGGCGAAAGCGAAAGCCGACGGCTTTCTGTTGATGCGTTCGAAGGGCAATACAAGGGTTCGGGGTTAGTGTCGCCGCCATATAATCCCGATAGCCTAATGCGGGTAATGGATATCAATACATATCATTCAAGATGTTGTAAGACAAAAGCGGTTGACGCGGCGGGACTTGGGTTTGATTTGTCCGGTAATAATGAAGGATTGAAAAAGGAAATTGCCACATTTCTGAAAAATTTGAATATCGGAATCAACGAAACCTTGCGGCGGGTGATGATTGATTTTGAAGCTATCGGATGGGGTGTTTTCGAATTGGTTCGAGTTGGTGCAGATCCGGCGGGGAAGGTTGCAGACATAAATCATATTCATGCTTCAACGATGCGCATGCACAAATCAGGAATCAAAGCGCAACAGAGGATCGGGGCAAAGTATGTCTGGTTCAAGGTCGCCGGATGCGGTTACGACATCGATGCAAAGGATGGCAAAGAGTATAAGCTAGGAACATTGGAAGCGAGCAAACGCGCAACAGAGATTGTCTGGATCAATAATTACTCGCCAAAGTCCAGTTTTTACGGGGAGCCTGATTTTATTCCTGCCCTTGGAACAATCACGGGGGATTTCTATCGCCGCGAATACAATCGCAAATTCTTTGAGAATTTCGGAGTGCCTACATATGCGGTATTCATCACAGGGAATTATGATGCAGGGGAAGAAGATGAAAATGGGGTCACCCCGCTAGAAAAAGCGATTCAGAAGCATTTTACTGATATTTGCAATAATCCATATAAAACGCTGATTCTATCGTTGCCCACAAGATCCGGTGAGCCTTCTGATATCGAAGTGAAATTTGAAGCACTTGCCACGGATATGAAGGAAGCCAGCTTTCGGATGTATCGGCAGGATAACCGTAATGAAGTGATTGTTGCGCATGGTGTCGATCCGTATCGCATCGGGGTTTTAGAAACAGGAAGCCTTGGAGGATCTACGGCGGCGGAAAATTCAGATACATATAAAATGTCGATCATTGAGCCAAGGCAAAATATGATTGAAAATCTAATAAACCGCCATGTCATTTCTTCCTTTGATGATTCGATGCAAATCGAGTTTGCGATTGCTGAAATTGATACAGACGATGAAGCGCACGAAATGGAAATGACACGCGAGCTTTACGATATGGGGGCAATCAGTTCGGCAGAGGTTCGCGCAAAGTGGGCAATGCGGTTCAATATCGAAGCGGATATGCCTGATGACCTAATCACGCCAAATGAGATTGAAAAGGCTCTAAAATCGATTGCACGGCGGGGCTAATGGAAATCACGCAGAAAGATATATGCACGGCTTGTGATGCGGTTGCCGCAATCAAGGCAGTACCTAGATGGCAGGCTGATCTTGAAACCGAGCTTGCACGTCGTTTGCAAAGGTTATTCGATCAGGCGGCGGCGGCGGTAATATCTGAAATCGATAATCGAAGGGTATTGCCTGCCGGAATTATGCAAACCCGTGAAGTGGTAAAGCCGATTGATGATGCGTTAGGGCAAATGCCTAGAATAGCCAGAGAGCAGGCGGTGCAAAGCGGGCGGCGGTCTTTTGAAGATATGCTTGCGCGAATCGTTGCAGAGGGGTGGGAATGGGTCGGAAGGGAATTGCCGCAGGTTCCTTCACAAATCATAGATCGGATCGGGGAAAGAACCTTCATTGCAAGCCAGCAGACCATGAATCGCATTCGTGGTGATGTCATTGAAGCGGTGCAGGGGTTATGGCAACAGGGGCTAAATAGTCGCCAAGCCGTTCCAGAGCTTGCCAAGGTGTTTGAATCCATGCGTGACTATGAGTTGGAGCGCGTAGCCCGTACTGAGGTGCATAGCGCGGCAATGGATAGCGCGAATCAGACAATGACGGCGGCGGGCGTTCGATATCATAAATGGGTATCTGCCACGGATGAACGGACGCGGCAAACCCATATGAATAATAACGGATTGATTACTCAGATAGGTACGCCATACCCAAACGGATTGAGATATGCCGGAGATCGAAACGGGGCAATATCTGAATGGATAAATTGCCGTTGTAGAATGGTTCCGATAATCGTTACAGCAAGAGGAAAAAAACCGCCGCTCGGTAAGCGGTACTTTAGAGAAAGCGAAATGGTATGACAAAGCATGTCAACCGATTCAAAGTATGTCAGAAATGCGGGGGGCGAATGTTCGTTGCTTGGACGCGGGAAAGGGCAACGGGGGAACTTAGGCGCAAACGTGTCTGTAAGGATTGCGGCAGGTTCATCGTGACGAATGAAAGCTGATGTGCTAGCGGTGTAACATATGCCATACAAATGCCTTTTTTGTGTTGCACGTTTTCTTCCGTAGCCTTTAATGGGGGCATGAACGTAGAACTAACAGCCCCGATCTTATGGAAGAATGCACCAAAGCAAATCGCGTATGGTGCTGTTCTTGTGCCAAATGAGCCTGATACTGATGGTGATATTCTTACCGCCGAAAAGATTGCGGAAGTTGCGCACGGGTGGCTAGCTGATTATTCCAATATTGATTTACAGCATTCATTAAATAACGTGAATGCACGACCTGTCGAAAGCTACATCACACAGACAGATTCAGAGGTCACAATTAAAGGCGTGAAGTCTGTATTGCCTGCTGGCACTTGGGTAATGGCTGTACGCATTGATGATTCGAAGGTGTGGCAGGATGTCGTAAGCGGGAAACTTTCTGGATATTCAATCATGGGGGTTCGTAGGAATTCGGCAACCAAAAACAAATCAGATGAAATCGCTTTGAAGCGGACTATGCTAAAGGATTTGGGTGCTGATTGGGTTTGCCCCTTTGTTTCGTTGGTTGATGAACCAGCCGTGCCAAAGGCTAAATTCTTTGCAATCAAAGCGGTTGAGAAAAAGGCAGAATCATTTTTTGATAAACTATTTTCCGGTATCGGATCAAAAGGGATTGAACCGGACTCAAAAAAAAACAAGGGGGATAAAGTGAACGAAAAAGAAGTACAGGCATTGGTTGTGAAGTCGGTTTCCGAAGCATTGAAAAATGCGGAAGCGGAAAAGGTTGCAGAAGCGGAAGCCGTAGCCAAAAAGCAAGCTGAATTGGATGAAGCTCGCAAGCAGGCAGAGGAAGCCGCCAAAAAGGAAATGCAAGAGAAGATCGATGCTCAAAAAGAAGAGCATGAAAAAGCGATCAAGGAACTCGGCGACAAGATGAAGGAATTGACAGAACAGCTTACGACAAAATCACGCAAGCTTGATGTTGATCCAGATGACGGCGGAGAAGGAAATACAGAAACTTTCAAATCTCGCTTTCCGCGTGATCAAATGGGGCGGCGAATCTATAAATAAAAAGTGATTCGCTTTTTGGTGTTGGTGTTGGTGATAGATTAGGAATGAATAAAGAAAGCAGGGGACAAAATGGATATTAAAGATATGCTGAAAGCATTGGATAGCGCGGTTAAGGGGATCAATGAAACCACGCTTGGTGATTCGATTCTACAGCCTACAAAATTGGCTAGTTTCGTTGAAGCCATGCAATTACGCGCAAACGTATTGCAGGAAGTAACGATTCAGACCATGACGAGCAACAAAGAAGATTTGGACGTGACCGGATTTTCTGGACGGATCATAACAAAGGGTATCACTTCCGGCGGGGTTTCCCGTGGAACTGAAACCGACAGCGATTTGGTATTTTCTACGCCAACGCTTCGCACGGCTGAATTTCGTGCCAAGACTTCGCTCACAGACCGCGCATTACGCCGGAATATCGAGCGCGGAAACCTTGAAGATCACCTGATACAGCTTATGGGTGAAGCCGCAGGGCGTGATTGGGAAGAGGTTGCATTGTTTGGCGACCTTGATCTTGGCAACGTTGTACTCGGTACAATGGACGGTTTTCTGCAACAGGCTGGCAATTCCGTAATCAACGGTTTTGTGCTTGGAACGGATAACCCCGAAGATCTTTTTGAAGCAATGCTTGAGGATCTACCAAAGCAGTATTTGATCGATCCTGCAGAATATCGTTTTTATGTGCCTTGGGCATTGGAAAATGATTACCGCGATAAGCTGAAAGCACGGGGAACGGCTCTTGGTGATTCGGCTCAGACTGGTGCAGGCGAATTGGCATACAAGGGCATTCCTGTACGCCGCGCTCCTATCATGGAACGTGATACTGTTTATAACCCACCTGCCTTGCTTGCTAACCCGATGCAGATGGTTGCTGGTGTATTCCACCAGATCACTATCGAGCCGGATCGTGATGCAGAAAATCGCAAGACAGATTTTTATCTGACTTGGGAAGGCGATGTGACTTACACCGAAGCAAATAGCGCGGTTGCAAGTCTGATTCCTGCCGCAACTTAATCGGGGATCAAGATTGAATACGGGGGCGGATTCGTAATTGCACGAACCGCCCCCTTTTTTGTATATCTATGAAAAAGCAAAAGGGGGTTTAATATGGCAAGCTATGGAAATAAAGACACGGTGATTTCCCTTACGGGTGCAAGCGCAGATGGTTTGGGGTTTCGAACTGACAGCGAATTAAAGAATTTCATCGAAGCGCGGCTTGCCGTTGCATCCGGTTATGTCGAAGCGGATCGGGGGCGGGTTTTCACCGATGATGCTGAAAAAGTATTGGTTGCTGATATTTGTGAAAGGATCGTTGCAAACTATGTTCGAGCAATGGAACGGCAACGGAACAAATCTATTGTCACGGTTGAAGGTGGGGAAGTCGAGATTGCAAGCGACGAGCCAACCGTCATAACATCAAGCATCAAGGCGGATATCAAAAGATTGCCAAGAAGTGCCAAGTGGCATATGGTTACATCGTTGACGAAAACGGAAGCGGAAGACATAGAAGAATAGAAAGGCAAAAAAAGATGATGATTGATGCTGACGGGATGGCGAATCGTGAGAGGTTACTTCGTGGAAGAACAAAAGCGCGGCATATTCGCGGCGTTCCAAGACAGAGGGCGGACCGTAAAACGGTTTCTTTGATTGTAGATCGGATGCGATGGAATGCGATTGCCGAACGATTTGCAGACATGCCCGGAGAAATTGTCAACGGCGTTGAGCTTGGAATGTATAAAGGAATCAATGCCAGTCACCTTCTGAAATTGTTGCCTAATCTGCATTTGACGGCGGTTGATTTGTGGCGAAACGTTGAGCAGGCAACGGGTGATAACTCGCTGTATTGGGGATATTCGCCGGACGAATGGGAACAAACCTATAAACAGGCAAGCGGTAAAGTCGAGTTTGCAAGGGATCGTTGCAATATATTGAGAATGCCAACGGCGGAAGCGGCAACGAGTTTTGATGATAACTCGCTGGATTTCGTTTTCGTTGATGCAGATCATACATACGCGGGATGCATTGCGGATTGTCGGGCATGGTATTCTAAGATCAAGCACGGCGGTTGGTTATGCGGTCACGATTACGGCGACAAGGGGCACGGCAAAGAACGTTGGAACAAGCCCGAAGTCAAGCAGGCGGTTGATGAATTCGCGGCGGAAATCGGTGCATTCGTTGATACGGATTGCGACGGCACGTGGTTCATTCGCAAACTTGATGAAAAGCCGATTGTTGTTTCTTTTGCATATGATGATGATGATTCAGGGTACTATCATAAAAGCGCAGATGAATTGGAGCAATCCTGCAAACGGCTTGGGTTAGAGTGCCGTATAAAGCGGTTGAAGCGGATTCAGGGAGTAAGCGGGTTGACGGGTCGTGATAGGTGGCTTGCTATCGCTCGTAAAAAGATCCAGTTCATACAAACGGAAATGAAGCGAAACCCCGCAAGGCATTTGATTTGGGCTGATTGTGATATTGTGCTCGATCGTGTCCCATACGTTGACATGCAGCATGATTTGACTCTTGTTGAATATACTAAAGATGCAACGCAAACGGCGGGGCTCGCGTACACGCCCGAATATGTGAGCGCGTTTATTGGTTTCAATAATACACGTTCGGCAAAGCTTTTTGTCAATATGTGGCATAATAGCGAGCAAAGCGATGACCATATTGCATTCGATGAATTGACAGAAATGGGAACAGTAACAATCAAAAAGCTACATCATAGCTATTGCTGGCGAGGCGGCGCAGATATTAGTTTCATAGTTGCGCGGACAAATAAGCGAAACCGCACGAAAACGGTAAAGAGCAACGCGGAAATTCTTACAGTAGCTTTTGGTAATGTCATAAAGCCATTAATGGATGCGCATGTAAAAAGCGTTCGGGAAATGGCGACAGGTGCAAATCATGTTTTGTGTTTGCCGGATCCGCCGGAGAATCCAAGAAACGACCGCCCTGCATGGGCATCCCCGAATAATCATAAACTCAAATTTTGGCGGGATTATGTCAGAGATAATCAAGGCAAGGAAGTTGTGTTGATGGATGCTGACACGGTATTGCTTAAAGATATTCGGCGGCGGTTCGATGAATCGCCTGATTTCGACATATGTTTCACGGATCGAGTCGATAAAATTCACCCGATAAATGGTGGCATTGTTTTTGTCAGGTGTAATCCGAAAACGCTCGCATTCTTTGAAGCATGGGTTGCAGAGGATGATCGGCTTTACAATGACACGGCGGCATTCAAGCAGGCGCAAAGAATCGCGGCGGGGATGAATCAAGCCAGCTTGGGGGTAATTCTAGCCGACAATCGCTTGCACGGGTGTAAGGTAGATTATGCCCCATGCCAGATATGGAACGCCGTAAACAGCCATTGGCGCACGTTTAATGAGAAAGAATGCTATTGCCTGCATATCAAGGGGGGCGGATTGCGGGAATATGTGATGCACGGGAATTGCAACACGAAGTGGTTTGCCGATAGATATGTGGAGCTTATGAAAACTTGGAATCGTTTTGCACCCGTTGGATATCTTCGTCCCGTGATTGTTGGGGGGCGGTAGATGTTAGGGGCGGAAGTCAATTACAATCAAAAAGCTATCATTGATGCGGCGCGGAATATTCTGGATTCGGTTCTGGACGCGGTGCAATTAGAGGTTTGGGGAAGATCCGCAGAGGAAGCTCCGGTTGATACGGGAAAACTTTCGACCAGCTTTGAGTTGAGGAAGCCCCGCGATTTGTTTCGATCCGTCTTTACAAGAGTGCCATATGCCGAAGCGGTTCACCAAGGGCGGGCGGCTAGGGTTATTCGCCCCGTGAATAAAAAGGCTCTTTATTGGAAGGGGGCACGGCATCCGGTGAAAAAGGTAAAGCAGAAAGCGGTTGAAGGTAATCCGTTTTTCTTTCGTGCGATGGAAAAGGCAGAAACGCGGCTTGATGAATTTGCGCGGGCGGCGGTTGATGAACATTTGATGCAAACGGCGGGGGTGTGATATGGCAACGGGATCTTATGCGATAAGTAATGACGAGGCAATACAGTTGATTGTTGAGGAAGTGATTGCAAACATAACCAGCATTGCAAAAGGGTTGCTTGATTTGCAGTCGGTTGTCAATGGGGATGCTTCGACAAGCGTGGTCAATGGTGATGCGGTTTGGATATATTGCGACAATGCACAATGCCTGAATAATTTTGGACAGCGCGAGGAATGGAACTTGCAAATTGCTTTGATTGCCATATGTAAAAATCAGGACGTTACACGGGCGCAACAAAAAGCGCGTTCAGTCGTGGCGCGGTGTATGTCTGCCTTGATAAAAGATAGGCGTTTGGCATTATCGTTTGTACAGGACGTTCGCAAAGTTCGGGTTGATTTCAGACCGACCAGAAAGCCAGAAGATGCGACAGGGTTGCAGGTTTGCGGCGGAGTGATGGAAGTTAAATACATTGTGAATGAAAAAGCATAAAGGGGGATGGAATGAGTTGTGATATTTTTAGATATGCAGGATACGGGGAAGAAACGGTTTTCGGCACGGCGGTTGCGGCGGCATTTCATACGGACATCACGGGCGCGACTCTTGATACACCCGACAACCCGAATATCGTTTATGGGGGCGGGCTGGGACGTGCACCCCGCGTAATACGTCAAGGGTTCTACTCGCCTGCTGGTAATGTTGTGCAGGGCGTTGACGTTGACTCAATCGCGTATTTCATGCGGTGGGTTTTGGGCGGTTATCAGTATTCTACAGATCGCCATTATATCTATGGCATTGACGATGTATGCCTGCCATCTTTTACAAGCCGAATTGGCAAAGATGCATACGAACATATTTTTGCGGGTTGCAAAGCCAATAGCCTAGAGATTGCGGCAGATGATTCGATTGCAACGGCAACGCTTGATATTGTCGGGCAGAAGGACAGCAAGGGGACAATCAGCGATTACGATTCGTTGACGCTTGGTGCAAACCAGTTGCTTGCATTCCATGAAATGACGGCAAGCATCAAGGGCGAAGGCGAAGGTGCATTTTCTGATGTTTCAGCGATTATCAAGAGCCTGACATTGACTATCAATAACAACATTGATGCTACGCAGGGACGTGGTATTGGTTCGCGTTTCCCGCGTCGGTTGAATGCGCAGGCGCGTGATATCACGGTTGCACTTTCTCTATACTTCGAAGATACAACCTATCGTGAAAAGTTTTGGGGCAATGCCACGGGCGCAAGTGAAGGTGACGGTACAGAAGAATTTGCAATGCAGATTTCTTTGACGCAGGAAAGCGGAAAGCAAATCACAATCGCACTCCCGCGTGTAGTGGCAACGGGTAATGTTCAGCAACCAACTGGGCGTGATGAATTGGTTGAAACGTTGAATCTGACTGCAATGTTTCAGAACTATATTGCTGATGATGGTGTGCCAATCGATATTGACACGGATATTTTTGCAACGGTTGAAAATGATGTTTCTGATTTGGGAACATTGAGCTAATCCAATAACGGAAGAAAAGGACAAGAGAAAATGACAAGAGTCACAAAAGCGATGGTTTTAGCAGGTCTCAATTATAGGCATGCTGTCAAAGTGGAAGGCATAGGGGAATTCGTTATCAGACCGCTGACGCAGGTGGAAGCCGAAGCGGTTCAGGCAATAGCGTTGGAAAATCTTGATTCTGAAACAGTCGGCAAAATGTCAAAGATTGCGGCTGGGGATTTTTCAGATTTATCAACGGAAGAAATGGCAAAGGCGCAGGCGAATGATGCGAAAGGGAATTGCACGGCGGTTGCTATGGGCTTGTCTTGCGATGGTGAATCATGGGGCGTTGAAGATGTCAAACAGCTTCCTGCAAATGTTTTCGATGAACTGAAAACGACTGTTTTTGCCATTTCCGGTATGGGGAAGGATGGCGCGGCATTAGCCGCTAAGTTTCTCGTTGACGAATGATGCTGATGACATTATTGCCCTTTCCGATATGGGATATAAGATTGCCAGCGATGCGGGGAGCTTAACGCTTTTGCAGGTCGGTGTCTTGTTTCGAACGAAAGCAAGGCATATGAAAGAGAGGGCAAAAAATGGCAATATTTGAGGTACTCATAAAGGGGCGCGATTCCGGCGCGAAATCCAGTTTTCAAAGTGTCGATCGCTCTGCAAAGAAAGCAGAGAAAAGCGTTAAACAGCTTGCCAATAGGTTGAAGAGTACGGGCGACCGTATTCAAACGCTTGGAAAGAATATGAAAGCATTGACCCTGCCGATCATTGGGGCGGGGGTTGCGTCATCCAAGATGGCAATCGATTTTGACCGCAACATGACAAAGATACAAACGCTTGTTGGTATCGCAAAGGATCAAGTTGATGCGATGCGGGGAAGCGTTATTGAATTGTCACGAAAGACGGGACAAAGCGCAAATGAAATGAGCCGAGGCTTATTTGTGATTACTTCTGCAGGATTGCGCGGGCAGGATGCTCTTGATGCATTAGAATTATCGGCTAAAGCGAGCGCAGCGGGATTAGGTGAGATTGACGACATTGCGCGAGCCGTTGCCGGAACCATGAATGCATACGGAAGTGAGACTGTAAGCGCGGCGCGAGCCATAGACGCGATCACGGCGGCGGCGCGGGCTGGTAATTTCGAAACGTCACAGCTTGCGGGTGCATTGGGTCGGGTTCTGCCTTTTGCGAAGCAGGCGGGCGCGTCAATCGAAGATACCGCCGCCGCCGTTGCGTTGCTAACCCGTACCAATGGTGATGCGGCGCAGAGTGTGACACAAGTTGGCGGATTGTTGCGGGCGTTTGCAACACCTACGGCGCAAACCAGTAAAGCGTTGAAGGATGCGGGAACAAGCGCGGCAGAAATGCGTGAAAGAATTGGCAAGGATGGATTGGTTGCCGCATTAAAGTTTCTTGATGAACGGCTGGACGGAAACCGCGAAAAGTTGGGGCTGTTGATTGGACGGGCGGAAGGTACTAGCGCGGCAATGCAGACGTTAGATGCTGATGCGGCAACGCTCGAAGCAACGTTTGGTGAGGTTGCGAAATCTGCCGGAATCACGGAAAATGCTTTCAACCTTTGGGGGCAGTCGATGTCGGGGCAATTCACGAAGGCAATCGAAGGGGTGAAGCTGAACCTTTTGGATTTGGCGGAAACGTCAACGCCTTTGCTTGAAGATCTTGCAGAAAATATTGGGAATCTTTCGGAAAAGTTTGCGGGGATGTCAGAGAGTCAAAAGAGGAATACTGTGCAAACAGGGCTTTGGACTGTTGCAATATCCGGTTTATTGATTGTTGCTGGAAAATTGATTGTTGCAATTAGTGCAATAGTGAAAATGTTTGGCGCGTTAAAGGCGGCGGCTATTGCGGCAAGTATTGGCGCGGGGGTTGTCTTGGCGGCTATTGCGGGTTTGGTTGTCGCGGCGGGTTTATTGATTTCAACATGGGATACCGTCATTGATTTTTATGCAAAGGGATGGCAAAAGATTTTCGACCTTTTCAAGATCTTTTCTGTAAGCCTGATTGTTGGTCTGGTTGCCTTTGCAAACAAGATCAAAAACACGTTTGTTTCTTTATGGGATTTTGTGAAAACGGGATTTGCAAATGCCTTTGATTATGTGGCATCGGTTGTCAATAGCGTTATAGGTAGGATACAGACGGCAATCGCTTGGCTGAATAAGCTGAACGCGGTTCGTGGTGCAAAGAATCTTGTGCGAAAAGTAGTCGATACAGTTTCTGGCGGTGATGCTCCGGTGCTACATTCAGGCGGTATCTATAGGGCCCCGCAGGTAGGGGGTGCAGGGCTTGCGATGTTGCGGGATGGTGAAAGGGTCGTAACGCCAGAACAAGACCGTGAAGGGGCAAATGAAGGCAATACCGTGAATATCAATCAGCAGGGTCTTTTTGCGGGTGCAAATATCAGTATTGCATCTCGTGAAGATGCGCGGGCAATATCAGAAGAAATCTATGGAATAACGCGTTCAAGATTAAGGGCGCAGGGGGCTTATGCATGAGTGATTCGTGGAATGGTTTTCGCATTGTTGTGGATGGTATAAGCTACAAAGCTGTTGATCTTGGCATATTGATGCGTGACGGCAACACAGATCCGGTTTTGCCTGATACCCGTGACAAGTTGCTAGAGGTTAGCGGGCGAAATGGTGCATATTATTTTGGGGCTGATTTTGCGGCGCGTAGAATCCTTGTGCCTTGCGTGTTTGCGTATGCGTCGAATGAAACGGAATTGCAAAGCGATATCGAAACGCTTGCCAGCCTTTTGATCGATGCGGTCACAAAGAAGCCAAAGAAAATTGAAATCATTTTTGAAAGCAACCCACAGGAAGGATACTATGTTTACTTGTCAGGAACTATGCCGTTGATTCGTAGGGTGATGGTTGCAGAGTTTGATTTGCCGTTTATTGCGCCGGATCCGTGGGCGCATGTTGTGAGTGCATATACATAATTGAGGTTATACCGTGAGCAATGTTCAAATAATTTCAAGTTATACGACAAAAACCAAATTGGCTGATATTGACAAATTTACGAGTTGTAAGGTTTACCGAACGATTGATTTTCAGGATACTTTGCAAATCGAGATTCCTGCAAGCGATGATGATTTGTCGGATGATGGAACTACGCCGATATGGAAGAACATCACGACAAGCAATCTGTTGAAGGTGAATGTGAAACCATTGGGGGTAAGTGCAGATTGGCAATATTATGATCTTGTGAGGACGGAGCGCATACGATATCCAGACGGAACACGCACGGTAAAAGCGGAAGCGGAAAATGTAAGCTATCGTTTGAATTCTGAAATTGTGGACGAAACATTTATTCAGGTTTATGCAATGGATGCTTTGAATACGTTGCTTGCAGACACCATCTTTTCAGCACAAATTCTTGCTACTTTTTCCGGCACGAAATCTTTTGCATTCACGGGACAGAATAAGCGGGAAGCGTTGGTTGATATTGCGCAGGCTTGGGGGGCTGAATTGTCGATCACTTCAGGCGGGGTGATTCAGATGCAATCGCAGGTCGGGCGTTCATCAGGTGCGCCAACGTTGCAAAATGCTTCAAATCTTTTTGCCTTGGTAAAGGTTGATGACGTGCGCGAAAGTGTGGAAGGCGGTGTTTCAGGGCGGCTGGATGTTGCAGAGCTTGGGGCGTTGACGGATTACGGAACGGCTTATGCTTTGGAGCTTGGGGACACGGTAAATGTGATTGATGAAGAATTGGAAGTTGATGACTCGCTACGGATCGTTGCATATGAGTTGGATGTCTTGGAACCTATCAGAAGCACGATTGATATTTCTACGCGGTGGCTTTCGATTCCTGATACCCTTTTCGATTATCAAAGGCGGTTGAAAGAGCTTGAAGAAAAACAAGAGGAAAGACAAGTAATAGAAGGAAACGAGCCAGAACCTTATCCGTGGGATGACCAAGATCCGCCGCCGGATTCCGTGCCTTATTATCCACCAGATGGCGGCGAACCGATCCCGATACCATTAGAGCCAACAGAAATTCCCGATCCAGATGCAGAGCCAGACCCATATAACCCATATACGCCGACCATTCCGATTCAGATAATACCCGAAGCGGATTGCCCATATCTGCAATTTTTGGGATACTTCCCGCTTGTTGCAACGATCAATGTTGTGAAATTCACGACAGGCATACCGTTTTTTGAGGGGCAACGTGCTGATGTGGTAAATAGTGACACGGCATTCATTGATAATATGAAGGACTATGCGCAAGATGTATGGTTCCGCGTTATCAATGAATCTAAAGCCATTAATTTTCCACCTTCCGAGCAAGAGCTATTTGTAAATGATAAAGTTAGGGTGATCGGAAATCCTACAGCAACAAGTTTAGATCCAGATGATACTTACTATCCGCTTGCGGGGTATGATGATGATAAAAGTGTCGGGTTGGATGTTGCGGCGGTAAATGGCGCAGAATTTGAAGCGGCAGACGCAGGAACATACGCAGGTTTTTTGCGAGCATTCAACCAACGTACAGAAGCATTCGGATGTTCGCCAAGTGTGCCCATAAGCCTTGTGGTTTCTTATATTGAAGAGGTCACGCCTTTGATAATTAAAAAGCAGGTGGGAAGTGCACCGTTGGCAGATGCTAGCGTTGCATTTTCAACAAGCGGTAGTTTGATACAATGGAGCGCGTTAGATTGTCTCTTTTCTGTTGATCCGGCAACGTTAGAGCTTACAAGTTCTTATCCTGCCGGATCCAAGACAGTAGAAAATGTTTCGCTCGTAAATGGTTTGCCTTCCGGTTCTGTTCTGATTTATAACGCAAGCGGGGGGTGCATTAATATCACATTGGGTGTTTCGCCGCCAGATCCAGAACAGGTAATACATAACCCTTTATCGAGTTCGCTTGGCGAACCGGTTTCTTTTTTGGGACATGATGCTTTTGTCAATAAGGGGACAGGCGAACCGTTCTTTAATCAAGCATACCTTGCTTGGGTTGTAAGCAATGAAAATGGAATTGACCCTATTTCTTATGATGGCAGAAAAGCATGGATTGCTTACAGTTATGAGGAAGATACTTTTCGAATCATGTATGCTTGGCGGCGGTTCTTTTTTGGTTGGAAGTGGAAAGAGTCGCAGTGGCAAACAGTTGGTGGAAGTATGGCTAGTGCAACGGATCAAAGACCTACAGCGTCGGGGAGTTTTGATTTTATAGATGGCTTGGGTAATCCAAAGTCGGAAAGCGTAACTTTTTCGCCAGCATAATTAATAGAAAAGAAGAAAGGCAAGAAAATGAAGAGAATGGTAAAGAGCATAATTGTTTCGATATTGGCGTTTGTAGGGGTTGCGGCGGGCATTCAGCCTTATCCATTGGAAGTAGACTCGCAAGCGTATAGTGCGCCGCCTGTTGAGGTTTTCAGGGCAAACAAACGCTCTTTTGCAGTCACGTTTCTGGATGGTCGAAATAATCCGACAGATGCAAGCGGATTGGATGCATTCATGCGTTGGTTTGACGGCGGCGGTAGCACGAATGTAGGGGCGGCTTCTGTTGATATTACGGGTGCAAGCACGGGGCTTGTGGTTTTCACGTTCGAGCCGGAAGATATCAATTTTGAAGCGGGTGGCTATTTGTATGAGGTCGGGTTGTTGGATAGTGATGTGCCTACGACATACAAGCAGGGTGAATTTCGGATAATTGATAGCCCGATAGGAACGGGCGTAACCAATCAAATCTTTTCGGACTTGATAAATTGGAATGCAAAAACATATCTGAACACGGCAAGTAATGGCGCGGTTCGCCCTGATGATGTTACGGTGACATATGTTGAGAATGAAGATGGAAGCATAACCATATCGGCAATACCTGATTTGTCGGATTATGTCACAACGGCAATGTTTCTTGCATACTCGAATTCGGTTGCAGATTCGACGAATGCAATTGTTGCGAGGGTTGCGGTAAATGAGTCTGATATTATCACGCTCGAAGGTGCGACAAATGATTTGAATTCACGGGTTGTAGTAAATGAATCAGATATTACGATCTTGAAAAGTGCCACCAATGATTTATCAGGACAGATATCAAACAATGATTTAGATATTGCGGATTTGCAGAGTGCGACAAATTCCTTGCAATCACAGGTCACGCTGAATGATGGTGAGCTTGTTGATTTGCGGAATGCCACAAATGATCTATCAGGACAAATTGCATTGAATGATGCAGATATAGTGGAATTGCAAAGCGCAACCAATTCTATTGATTCGCGGGTTTCCGTCAATGAATCAGACATCGTGCTTTTAGAGAATGCCACAAACGATCTTTCGGGGCGCGTTGGTGTAAATGAATCTGATATCATAAATTTACAATCTGCAACGAATTCCCTGCAAGCGCAAGTCACAGAAAATGACGGTGAACTTGATACCTTGCGAAACGCAACAAACGATCTATCCGGCAGGTTGATTGTTGCGGAATCTGACATTGTAGATTTGGAAAGTGCGACGAATTCAATTGATGCGCGGGTTAGTATCAATGAAGCTGATATTGTGATTTTAGAAAGTGCCACCAATGATTTATCAGGACAGATCGCAAGCAATGATTCTGATATTTCAGATTTACAGAGTGCTACAAATTCCCTGCAATTACAGGTTACGGAGAATGACGGAGAGCTTGTTGATTTGAGAAGTGCAACGAATGATCTATCTGTCCGCGTCGGTGTCAATGAAGGTGATATTGCAACGTTGCAGGTGCAGACAAATCTCTACGTTTACACGAACCATACGGGCAATGTTGATATCGATGGAACGGTTGAAGTATCAGGTGACCTTTATGTATCCGGTGACGAGGGCATAGGGACGGCGACCCCTAGCGCAAAACTTGATGTTGTTCCGATTGGTGACAATATCGCAATCGAAGCAAACGGGTCTGGCGCGGGCGATGCAATCAAAATCAGTCACGGTGGGTCGGGGGTTTCTTTGAATGTTGAAAATGGCGGTTCGGGTGATTTTGTTGTGGTCGATACCGATAAATTTGTTGTGGATAATTCCGGCAACGTCGGTATCGGGACAAACGCGCCGGAAGCAAAGCTAGACGTAGCAGGTACTTTGCATGTAGACGGCGCGGCGAATATGGCCAGCATCATATCAAGCGGAACGATATCAGCCGAGCAACTAACCAGTACGGATGATGCTTATATTTCTGATCGGGTAGGGATCGGCGACACACCGCCAGACGCCAAGCTAGACGTTGCAGGCACCTTGCAGGTCGACGGCGCGGCTACTATGT